AAAAATTTTGCGGTTGATCTGCGTCATATACATCTTTACCTACTCTGAGACCAGTTTTTACTCCAGCGTGATATTCATATTTTAGATCTTTTAACGGATAACGAAACCCCGTTTTATCACAGAATCCAAACGCCAATTTCCCAGAAGCATATTTAGACATAATTTAAATTATGCAAACCTATTGGAAGTTTTAGTACCTTTAGTAGCCGCGCCTACATAATTCATCTTCACAGTCTGGGTGTTAATCTTATTAGGATACCCTGCAAAGTTAGGCACAGGTACTTTTTTAGGTTGTCTATATTTATTTGGTGCTTTCATTATTTTCTCCTATATGGAACTAATGTTAGGAACAAATTGGACAGATGCTTTACTCCTGTCTTCATCCGCCGCCAAGGAAAACTGCTCCTCGTAAGCAGCTTTAAGAAGAGCCACTCGTTCGATGCCCACTTCAGGACGCTTGAGGGCCACATGGTAGGCCAAACCTGCAACAAGTGGAGGAATAAACCTACTAGGGATATCGTATGTATTAGAGGCAGCATCACCAGCATCCTCAATACGCCGGATACGCCAATATACCAAGGTATAAGTAGATGCTGAATCGGGTGTGGGCCATAAAGTGACAGTAGGGGTTGCTTGGCGATCCACGTAGATTTGGACGGGTTTACCTTCGCTGTTTTTTGCGGTAAGTGTGGCATATGTAGACCCCGATATTCTTGAAAGTGATTGATCCGATTGAGAAGTTCCTGATCCTGTACGTATAACATGTTCTAACAAATCCACTGTATCTGCTGGAAGAGTATAAGTAGCTGTTCCTGCAGTAATAGCTTGAGTCCCACTAGCTACTGTCCACAGATTTAAACCTCTATTAGACCATTCAGCCGCCATAATATTTAAACTACGCCGAGCAGTACGCAAATCGTACCCACTACGCATTTCCAACCCGCACCGTTCAAATGCATCCTCGCATAATTCTGCTATATCTGGGCCAAAAGTCGCTGTTCCACTAGTCGCCATAACTTTCCTCTAAATACTTTTTAGCTTCATTTAATCGAGCCACATTATCATCAAAATGACCCAATCCTAAATTACATTTGCGACACAATAACCCTCGTATTTTTCCGGTCTTGTGGTCGTGGTCTATACACAACGAAGTATCAGTACCTTTTTTCTTGCATATTTTACACCTAAACTTTTGTTTTTCCAGTAAACTCCTAAAATATTCTGGAGTTATACCATGTCTCCTGCACTTACCTAATAAACTTTCGTGTTTCCTATTTAACTTCTTACGTATAGCAGTCTTACGAACTGCTCTTTTTTTATGCTCAGGATTACTAGCGTACCACTGTTTCCTATAACTATTATAACAATCTTTACAAATAGTACGTATGCCTATACTTCTATCCGACCTAGCCGGGAATTTATTTATAGGCTTTTTTATACTGCATTTACTACAAGTATAATGCTTAATCTACTTACCTTTTTTTCTACGTCCACGATTTAGTACTTTAGAAAGATACCCCTCTCCTAGTGCTCTAAGTATTACAGGATCTTTATTTGTCCCCCCCGCTGCAGCTCTAGCTGCTCTTTTCTTTTTAATTTCTTTTTTATATGCTTTTTCTGCTTCTCGCTGTTTATTTTTTCGTCTTGTTTCCGCTGCTTTTTTTTGAGGGGATCGTTGTTGTGGTACAAATTTTGTTTTCTCCCTCTGCTTTATCGGTTTTTTTCTTATAGCTTCTGTTCTTTTTCTTTCTTCTGTTATGTCTTTGTCCCTTTGTTTTTGTGCTTGCTCTGCTTTTCTTTTTCTTTGCTCTGCCTTTCTTTTTTCTGCTGCTCGTGCTTTCTTACTAATACGTAGGCGTTGTGCAGCTACATCAGACAGCGTTTTTTTCTTTTTTGTCTTTTTTGGTTTTGGTATTACGTATCTTTCGCCAATTTTTACCTCAGCCATTATCTTTTCCCTTTCTGCATCATGCGCCGAAATTCTCTTCGTTTTCTTGCGGCTGTATTAGATACAGTTTTTCGTCGTTTCTCAAGGGCTTCATTAAGCCGTTTATTTTGTGCTGCTCGTGCTTTCTTATAAGCTTCTGTTTTTGGAAGTGTATGTAATTTAGGTTTAACCGCTTTTTCTTTTTTTGACGGGGCTGGTTTAGGTTTAGCTAACTCAGTAGTGTATCTTTTACCCCGCCATGTAAATGTTTTAGCCTTTTGATTAACTCTTTTTTCATTAAACGCTTTTTTAAAAGACATCTTATCTAAGTCAGCTTGGGCTAAAATTTTCTTAACCCGATCTTGGGTCTTCTCTACTTTTGCTCGATTAGCTTCAATTCTTTTTGCAGTAGCTTCAGCCTCTTTATTTTTAGCTCGATATTTCTGAATTATTTTTTTACGTCTTTGTTGCTCTCCCCAAACGCCCTTTAAACTAGCACCAGTCTTCCTTTTTTCTGCTTCTATTTCCTTTAACCTGTTATTAGCCATTATTTTCTTCCTTTAACCATACGGCATCGGGTTTTACCTTTGACAGCAAGACCATCAACTTTACCGCCTTTGTTAAATTTAAGTATTGTGCTTCCCCTAGACATCCGACTTTGCGTTTGCTCCTGCTTTTTCTTTGTCTTGCTTTTCTTAACTTTTTTAACCCTCTGTGGTCTACGAGCCGTACCCCCCTCCTTCATAGCAGCCATAGGTTCCATAGATTCCATAGCATCCCGTTGTTTTTTCCTTTTATGCAGCCCCATAGCCATAGCCGCAGGGGATAACATAGCTAACGGGTTGTAGCCTTTTTCCCGTATCTTATCTACAGCCATTGCAGCGGGAGATAATTTCTTTAGCGAAAACGCCATTATTTTCTTCCTTTAACCATACGGCCTCTGGTTCTACCTCTAATAGCAAGACCATCAACTTTACCGCCTTTACTGTATTTCTTAATCATCCCACCGCCCATCTTTGTTTTTTTGGTTGTTGGGCCTTTCTTTAACGACTTCTTAAGTTTGTCTTGTTTATCCAACTCACGGCTCCATCTTAGCATATCCCTTTCTTGCTCCGGGGTCATTCTAGGCAGACCAAGTACTGGGTAACTCATCTTTTCGGTGACTCCCCTTTTTTCTACTTTCTTCTTTTTTTTCTGCGCCTTATCCATTGGGGTTCCTTCCTCATACTCCCCACTTCCAGTACTTTCTAAAGCTCTGTCAATGGTGGCTTTGTCTTCCGCCGTTAACTTTCTAGGCTTCTTTTTAACTGGGCCCCCCGTTGCAAATGATGATCTTTTACCTTCTACTACTTGCCTCTGTTGTTTTTTTCTTTTCTTCTTTTCGTTTTCAGTTCTCATACTCATGTTAAGTACCCCTTATTTTTCCAATTAAACCCTGCACTGTTTTAGTTTCCCATATTCGGATTGCAAACCATATAATAGTAAAAAGCCCAACCAGTGCCTGTATATAACCAAAGAAAACCCCGACACCCACAGTAGCCGAAACACCATCTACAATATTTTTTAGAGCTTCAGGGTTATCTTCCATAATAATTACCTATTAGCTATATACATTGTTACTTCAAAACCAAAACGAACTTCAGTGTATTCAGGTTTATGCCACATAACGCTTCTCCTTCTTTTTTATTTTACCTTTCTTTGCTTTGGCGAATTTCTGTGCCGCTGCAAGTCCAGTTTTAGTGTATGGAAAATGTTTAGATTTCTGTTTACCTTTGCTATCAGTATAAGTAACTTTAGGCATTCAAACTCCCTATGCGTAATAAAATGTCATCATGTCAATAGTTCCAATGGTGTATTGAACCGACATACCACTAGCGAATAAAATCCCTGCAGGTAAATAATAATCTTCAGTAGTGTTATCTGTGCCAATCGTTCTAGCTTTAAACAAAACAGTACCCGAATCAGGTGTTCCATCATAAAACTGGATAACCCCGGCTGTACCGCCAGAAACAATAGACATCCCCTGCAATCTTGTTCTCCCGCCAAATATAGCTTGTGATGCAGATGCTGTAGAACCAACTTTTAAATTAGCAGCAAATTGAGCAGAGCTTGTTACAGAAGTGATTGTTTTAAAATATTTGGTTCCAGCTACCGCTTCTGCTGAACCTGTAGATGTAATAACTTCAGTTAGGGCATCACCAAAAACGTCCGTTCCTACAATAGTGTTCGTTTTACCGTTATCGCCCGTACCTGTAGTTGTTACATTCAAAATCCTTGCGCCACCTGAAGCAAAAGAACTGTTAGCTATCGTAGCACTAGTATTTGGTCTAGCAGCGGTAACAATAAAATCATCATCCGCAGCTACTTCATCACTAATGGTGATAGCTTTTACATCATTTAGTATCCCCATAAAATATTCTCCAAATCAAAGGGAGGGGCAAAACCCCTCCTGATTAATTACTGTATGTTCATCCAGATTAGAGAATATTCCGTATTGGCATTAACCGCCATAACCTCTCCAATTTCCGTGAGTACATTATCCGTTGCCGGAGCAACACCACCATCTGTACCACCAGAGCGAACAGCAATATTACCAAGTACCAATGTACCTACTGTAAGCAAGGCTTGAGGCCCAGATACAGTAAACCATCCATAGTAGTCTGCCGTCATATCAATAACCGTAGCACCCATAACAGCCCCTGTTTCAGTAGCTGGAGCGATAACCATCCCTGAATATGGGTTATGAATTAACGATAACTGGGAACTTGTAGTCAGTGCTGTTACCAGAGCATCATAGGTTGTAATAACAACACTTGGGTCTGAGGAGTGATCATGAGCAGGGTTGGATTTAACCCTCATTGTCTGCCCCTCACCATTAACGTCATTTACCCATAGATAACCGTCAGCATATTCATTTAAAGTCAGATCAGTTCCACCTGTCTCAACAGAAATATCAGTTTCCCCTGCGCTAACAGCTGCAGTAGCAGTCATATTCAAGTGGTCAGAGTCTTGGGCTTGGTGCTGAACCAACTTTCCTGCAGTAACAGCAGTGCCGCCAAGCAAACCATAACGATAGACATTGTTACCGTAAATAAGCTTAGTTCCTAATGGGAATAATTGAGTCGAGCTTTCAGCCCAAGGGTTTGCAGTTCCGTACTGAGAACCACCTTTTCCAATAACAAGATCGGAAGGGCCATAGCCTGTAGCTGCTGCATATTGTAAATGCCCACCAGCAGTAGTGTAAAGATTACCAGAAGAGTTCATTACTGCTTTATCTGTATAAACTCCAGTAGTAGCGTTTTTTGAAACTGTTTTAAAACCGTTTTCGGAGCGCACTGCTCCATTAAATGTAGTATTAGCCATATAAATCTCCTGTCTCGGCTAGTGTCAGCTTTCGCTGTCAGAAGTAAAAAAGTAAGGGGGGAGTATTATCCCCCCATTACCCTACTATATTAATCGGCTCCCGGCGAACCAAACATTCCAAGTGGATCACTCCACCCAAAACTGTAACGCTCACGAGCTTTATAACGAGCATTGCCTGTATCGAAGTCCCCGTCCATAGACGTTTGCATCGGAGTACGGACA